ACAGCGTGAGAGACGTCCTAAAATACTGGACACTTACGTGAAAGAAGCGCGTGTGAAGACCTAAGTTACTGGGGAAGCATGCGTTTGGGGCGAGTAGCCTATGGCCTTGGGGTCGTGGGTGGTCTTGCCTGCTCTTGCTACGTCTTCGGGCCTGACATCATGGACTATGTGTCGGACCTGTTTGACGAGCAATTGAGCAAGTTTAGTGAGGAGGCTCGGGAGAATATCCTGAGTCTCAAGAATGAGTTTCAGGCGGCTGAGGTCAAGCCCGTCGGCGTTGTGGCGAACCACACGCACGGCGTAAGTGCAGCGACCCGGTCAACTGCTTCCTTTCTCATCCAACGAATTGCCAGTGGAGCAGGCCGTGAGGTCTTCTACTACCAGGGCAGCGGGGCTGACGCTAGGTCGGGCAAGAAGTACTCGAGAAAGTACTTCTGGCTGAAGGACCTTATGGCGCCAGCAGAACGTTGGAACCCCGGCACGCACGACGTGCTCGCAATGGTGGACGTCGACTATTATGTCGACATGCCAGCCATGCTGTTGGACCGTGTCCAACCCTACCTGCTGTACACTTTTGTGCCCAGTAAGGCGGGGAAGGGTGAAGGCGATTACAAGTATCGCTTTCAGTCTGACGGTACAGTCGAGTACATAGTGGCGGGCGGGGGGTCCTACGAACATTTCCTGTGGAACTGGGATGGCGACGCGGTCGGCGTCTTCAAGACACTGTTCGGATTCCCTATTGGGTATGTCGGATACGCTGTCGAGAGGCGCCAGATGGACGATGACCATCAACTGATACTGTTGTGTCCCCTCATGCGCCTGAATTGGCTGGGGGCCTGGGTTGCCAAGTGGAAATTGGTTGCTCGGGAGTTGGTCCGTCTTAAGACTGTGGTGGGGGACTTTGTGCGCTTCAACGTGAATGCGGGTGGTAGCATGGATGTTGTTACGGGGTTGGTTGGCGAGTTTGCCAGCTGTCAGATCCCAGCGACTGTCGATGCTGCCATAGCCAGTACGGCTCGTACCGTTACGGGCAAGCTGACGTTGGCCACGGTCAAGTCCAAGATGGATGACGGGTGCCGAGATGATGCCAAGGGGTATCGAGGTGCCGAGGTGTTGTTGGAGTTCCATAGACGTGGACACTCGAACACCGAGCGGGTCAGCTTGGTGGACGGGGTTCGGCGTTTCCAACATCTGCCTAAGGGAGTGGAGCCTGACGAGGATGCGAAGCCAGGGATGACTGCATTTATGCAGCCCCTGCTGGATGGCGGATTCGTGCCTGATATAACAGAGGGCAATGAAGAGCAGTTTGTGCGTAAGCGCGTTAAGGACATAGCGGTACCTGAGCTGGCACTCGATAAGTTTACTTCCGAGTGTATTGAACAGTTTGCGGCGCTGCTAGTTCCAGACGGCCACAATCTTTCTCCTGTGGAGTTGGAAGTGGTCGCAGAGCGCCAGAACAAGCCTTCTCAACGCGCCATTCTAGCCGAAGCGGACAATGGGCAACCTACCCGGGTGACGAAGCAATTCATCAAACGGGAAGCTTACTCCAATGTGAATGACCCTCGTGGCATTTCACAGATCAACGGGGTTGACAAGCGAGACTACTCGCGGTACATTTATGCCTTCACGGACACTGTCCTGAAGGCTGAGCCGTGGTATGCGTTTGGCAAGTCTCCTCGTGAGGTCGCGGAGCGGGTCAGTGAGATCTGCCGTCAGGCAACTCACGTTGACCTTACGGACTTCAGTCGGATGGATGGGCGAGTGAGCAACATAGCTCGCTACCTTGAGCGCCGGGTGATGTTCAGAGCTTTCAAACGGATGCACCATGCGGAGATGTATGAGCTGATGAAGAGCCAGTATGGGCTCCAGGCTCGAACGGCACTGGGTATCAAGTACCAGACGGACTTTCAAAGGCTGTCGGGATCGCCTGAGACCAGCGCGTTCAACACTCTGCTGTCTGCGTTCATCGCGTTTTACACCTATAGACGCCAGTACATTCTGGCCGACAAGGCGTATGCGATGTTGGGCATTTTCGGAGGCGATGACGGTCTGTCTGCGGGGTTCCGCGAGACCACAGCCACCGACGCAGCCTCGCGCATCGGTCAATCCCTTGATCTAGTGCGTGTGAAGCGTGGCGACCTTGGGGTCGCCTTCTTGGCCAGACGTTACGGGCCCGACGTTTGGTACGGTGACAGCAACAGTTGCTGTGACCTTAGAAGACAGTTGTCGAAGTTCCACCTCACGGTGAACCTAGGCGACAAAGTCACGCCTCAGGTGAAGCTTCGAGAGAAGTCTTTCGCTTTTGCACTGACCGACGCGAACACTCCCATCTTAGGTGAGTTCGTCAAGAAAGCGCTCGTGCTCTTTCCCCCGCCCAGTGAGTTCAGAAATGAGCTTAGAATCTGGGGAGTGGAAATGGATGCCGACCGTCAGTACCCCAACACCACTGCCGACTGGATGGACGATCTGGTTGGTACTGAGTTGCCGGACTTTGATGTTACTCGCTTTAGAGGATGGCTCGAAGGAGCTGATGGCACAACAATTTTCAATCCCCCGAGATTTGCTGAGTCAGTTCCCCTCGATCTCAAACCTGGTCGTGTCGCCGTTGACGGCGACATCAAGGTCACCAATAAACCCAGTGACCCATCCAGAGAGGTCGTCCGAGTTAATGGGAAGGTTGATGGAAAACCTCATTTCAGAGCTCGCAAACCGAGGGAGAAATCCCCAAAACCGGGGCGTGGCAAGGTCGTGAAGTAATCCCACGAATACTGCCACCGCGGCCCCACGGT